TCCGAATCAGGTCAGTGCCGCTTCTGGAGGAAATGGAACGCATTGTGCAGGACGGCTCCGAAATTCAGGCGGAAGGCAGAGCCAAGGACGACCGTGCTTTTGCAACCGCGCTTGCGGTTACTGCGTGGATCGACTGGGTAAGGGGAGGCATGATCGCCACCGGACAGGTCTACGACAAGGTGTGCGAGGAAGAACGCATAGCACAGGATCAGCCGCAGGCGGGACTTATAGGGCGGGTAGTACAACAATTCTTCCAACAAGCCGAACAGCACAGATCGGAACTAGAGGATCAAAAAGCATGGGCTGGTATGTAAGCCTCTTTGCCATCTGGCTACTGTTGAACGCGCTCTACGCCGTGTGGCGAACGCCATGCCGGTAGTGCGAACGTATGAGTGCATGGATTGCTCTGCGGTCTACGAGGTCACGCACGAATCCGGGGATGAACCTTTTCCCGATTGTCCCAACTGTTCCAAGGTTCTGGAATGGCGACCACAGCGTTTCAACACCACGACCAACAAGACCAAGGCGGTAGACTTAACTCAACAGGTATTGGAACAGGACTTCGGTCTTACCAACTACAAGGACAATCTCAGGGAGGGCGACGTAGGCTATATAGCGCCCACCAAGACCACTGCCGAAAAAGACGTAATCATGCAGCGCGAGTCGGAGGCCGGACGCGAGGTGGTGCAGAGAATGAAGCAGATCGATCCGCAGCTAAAACCGCAGGTGGACGGATTTTTTGGAGGACAGACGGCAGCCATCGGCAACAACAGGGTGCCGGTCACGCAGTTGATCCAGGCCGGCAAGATGGGGCCCGGAGCAGGGGTAGACCCGATGGCCGCGTTGCATAAATTGGGCAAGCAAGGCAAACTGCCGCAGAACTACAAGATCATCGCCCGCGACAAATTATGAAATTACCTCCAGTCGATTCGCTCGTTCTGCTGATCTGGGACGATGCGCATGCTGCAAATTCAGGCTGGCAATTCAGGAACGAGCTGGACGCAAACCTCAAGCGTATCAAGACGGTAGGCTGGCTCGCTAAAGTAACTCCTAAAACCGTGGTTATCTGTGCGTCCTATTCGGACGACGAGGGAGGGGTGTTCTCCGATGTGACCACGGTGCCGAAAAACTGTATAGTCCGCTGCTTGAAACTGGCGGAACCCACATGAGCCTTAAAATCCCGCAGGATCACCTGGTCGATTGGGTGAAGGAAATCATCGAGGAATGCAACACCGACCGGGAAACCCGCCGCGACCAGCTCAAGATGTGGCGCTCCTACTACTACACGGGGACCTCGGACGGGCAGGTGACCATATACAACAGGTGCTACCCGCACATTGAGAGATTGGGTGCCTTCCTGTTTTCTCCCACGGATGTCCGCTTCAATATAGAATTTGACGAGGAAGAAGGCGACAACGTACACGCCATGGGGAGAGCAGCTTCCCGCAGGTTAAACAGGGATTTCCACAGGAATAACCTCGATTTGTCCTTTGCGGCAGCCGTATGCGGCGGTTTAGTGGATGGTTGCAACCTGTTGAAAACAATCAGAGGTCACGACGGCCCGGAAGCCTGGGTGGTCAAGCCCGGTTTCTTCGGGGTTCTAAGACCGGACATAGACGATCTGGACCGGCAGGAAGCCTTCGTCCACTCGACCTACCTCACTCCCACCGCTTTCGAGAGAACAATCGTTGATCATCCTGACAAAGCCTCGATCATGGCGAGGGTGAAGGACTCATCCGTCTCCGACGAGGAAAAGGACAAGCTGGAAAACGACTATTTCCACCAGATTATCGTCGGAGGGACTCAACCTGTCTCCACCACGACCTCCTCCGGCTCGGGAATGGTCGGGATTACCGGCGTCCCCACCCCCTATCTCGATGCAAAAGTGGCCGCTTCGCTCATTCAAGTCGATGAATTGTGGGTGCAGGACCAGGAACGGCAGGATTACACGACAATCCGTATTGTACGCCCGGATATTATAACGGAAGGCAAATATAAACGTAGAAATCTCTGCGGATTGGGCGATACTCTCGGAAAAAACTACGAAATGAAGGGCTATCACCCTTTCACCAAGGTCTGTCCCAACGAAGTGGAAGGGTATTTCTGGGGACAGTCGGAAATCGCCAACATTTACAGATTACAGGACGATCTCAACGACCAGATGCGGGCGATCAGACGTTTAACCGCTCTGAGAGCCGATCCACCTCGGTCTGCCACCGGGTTTTCCGGCATGACCTTGGAGAAATACAAGGCTTTCAAACGGCCCGGAGGCTTTGTCTCGGAAGAAAACCCCACTGCCAAGATCGACGCGCACGCACCTGAACTTCCTCCCGATCTCTTTGTACGGTTGGACAAGACCATCCAGTTTTTTGACGACGTGGCTGGTTTTACCCCAATTTTACAAGGACAAGGCGATCAGGGGGTACGTTCACAGAATCAGGCGGCAACATTGGTGCGAAACTCCTCCCCCAGAATGAGGGACCGGGCATTATTGGTCGAGCGACAATGCACCGATTTCGGGGACTTCGTACTGAAAATCCTGCAATCTTCCGAAGCAGATGTCATTGCAGCCGACAAGAAAACCGAGTTCGTATTATCGCAACTTCCCGACGACGCCAGGGTATCGGTCGATAGTCATACTTCCTCCCCGGTTTATCAGGAGGATTCCGAGAAGAAGGCGTTCCTGCTGCATAGGGCTGGTGCCATAGACGCCGAGGACCTCATCATGTTGACGCACCCCACACATGAAGATACATTACGTGCGCGGGCCAAAGCTCGTGCCGAAGCCCAACAGAAGTTGGTTCAGCAACATCCTGAACTCGCTTTCCCGAAGGGCAAAGGCAAGAAGTAGGCCTCAACCTGGGGGTTAGACTTGAGCCCCCCAACCTGGAGAGTATTCCATGATGGCTCGTCGCCGCCGGAAGCATAAACGGAAGTAGTCCGTTTACTTCTGGCTTAAAGGGATTCTTCCCTTTGCCTGCTATGATGCCTCCCTCGCTTTCGGGGCAACCTCCCATGGGGTCCTCCCCGATCTCTGTGCCGTCCGGTTCGCCGGGCTCGCAGGCGGGTGCCATGGCGAAGGTGAGGGAGGCCATCAACATATTGCAGGGTGCGTTGCCTGAGTTTCCTCCAGGTTCCGACCCGCACAGCAAGATACTCGCCAGCATCCAATCCATATCCAAAGTGATCCCGCCTTCATCGGAAGTCCCCGGCGTGCAGCAGACCGCGCTAAGGGACCTACAATCGCAGGCCGGAAAATCCGCCATGCTTCAACAAGTCATGTCCTCGCTCGGCGGAGCGGGAGCAGGACCAGCCGGCGGGGGGCAGCCTCCCGCTCCTCCCGGCTAGGAACAGGAGATACCAATGAGCAAATTCCCCGGACCTACCTACAATCGAATCATCGAGAGTGATCCTCAAATTGTCTCAGTCGGCAACAAGAAGGACGTGGACTGGGGTGCCAGACCCTCGGCCATGCCGAAGGACGTGAAGAACGAAATGACCATCAAGCACGTCGGCAATAAATAACCAGACCTTGTGGATAACGGGTATAACCCATGGCAGATATGGTAGAAATGTCCGAGGACGAAGCGAAGCTCTTGAGGGGTTCCAAGAACCTCATGGATCAGCTTCTTAAATCGCCCAAGACACGGCGCGACGCCGAGAAACTCATCAAGACCCTGCATCCCGAGGCCGTTACCACGGACGACGTGGCAGCTCCCTATATCGAGCGCATCGACGAATTGGCGAAGGATTTCCGGGAGTTCCGCAAGAACTTCGAGGGCGAGAAGCTCGACGCCAAGCTCAATTCACAGATTCAGCAGCTGCGTGACGACGGCTATACCGAGGAAGGCATCACCAAGATCAAGGAAATCATGGTCAAGGAGCAGATTCCCAACGCCATCGCCGCTTCTAAGCTGTGGGACAAGGCCAATCCGCCTCCTCCTCCCGAACCAGCCAACTTCCAGCCGACCGACTGGGGTTTCGGCAGAAAGACCGACGACAAGGACTTGACCCTTTTGTTCCAGGACGAAGATGCCTGGGCCGAGAAGGAAGCCAGGCTGGCCTGGCAGGAAGAAACCGCCAAGAACAGGATTCTGACGTAATTTAACCGCTGCCCCGCCGGGCACTTAAGACAGGAGAGCGAAAGTGCCCCAACTCGGCGTCGGCATCGTACCAAGTGGTGCGATAGGCAATGAACTCGTAGCGACAACCAGGCGCGCGTTCATTCCAAGATTAGTTGTGCAAATTTATAAAGCCACTCCGCTACTTAGCTTGCTGATGCGTAACGCACAGCGGGCCAAGGGCGGCGTGTCTCAGGTCACGGTCCCGGTGCAGGGCGGCTCTTATGTGTCGTTCTCATGGTCGGACTACTCGGGCGTATTCCCGCAGCCTGCCGTACAGACGGCGGCGCAGAACGCCGAGTTCAACCTGAAACTGGGTGTGGTTCCGATCCCGTTCATGGGAATGGAAGCACTCATTCAGTCGAGCGAGGCTGTCATTCCGATCCTGAAGGCCCGCATGGCGGATGCCAAGACGGTGGCGGTGCAGGCTATCTCGTCCTCGCTGTTTACCAATAACGCCAACCAGCCCACGCAGGTCGATTCGCTCTATCAGGCCTATGACGACGGCACCAACGTAGCGACTTACGGCGGCATCAACCGTTCGACCGCTGGCAACTCGTTCTGGAAGTCCACGCTCAAAACCTCAGCGGGTGCAATTCTATCCCGCACAGCCATGATCCCTTACCTTGTCCAGACCACTTCACTGGCAGGCGGCGAGGCTCCCGACTTCATGGTCATGTCGCCCGGCGACTGGACCAAGCTGATGACCGATTTCATGTCATCGGAAACCTTCTTCACCCGCCCCGGCTCGCGCTACGGCACCGACGATGTAATCAACGCGGGCTTCCGTGGCCTGATGCTGGGCGATACGCCGATCTTCATGGACCCGTTCTGTCCGACCGGCACGGCCTACATCATCAACTCACGCTACCTCGCGCTCTACATGAGCGAGGACGCCCCGTTTGCCTTCTCTGGCTTCTACTCGGCCATCCCGAACCTGCAAATCGCCAATATCGGTGTAGTTATCGTCGCATTTGATGTGGTCAGCACAAAGCCAGTCTCCGGCATGAGAATTACCGGCATTACAGGAGCCTCGTTCTAACATGGCAAACATTCGTCTCGGCGGAGCGGGCAGCGTCAATCTCCCGACCTTCCCCGGCCTTGTCACCAACACCACTGGCCCCAATGCCGGAACCACGCAGGGCTATACCAACGCCCTGACGCTTGCTGCCGGTGAAACCTTCATCATTCCGTCCGGCACGTTCTGGATTTATCCGGGACCGTATACTTTCCTGCAATGGAAAGACCCGGTGACCAACACCTTCAAGGATCGCCCGACTGCGGCGACCTTGATGCATCCGATTGATTCGGACGGCTCCAACTACCGGATGGCCAACACCACCGGATGCCCAACCAGCGCATCCATCACGGCCATTGGTACGGCAGGTGTCTATACTAACGGTATCGGCTCGACTGCTACCGGCTTGACCGTCACGGCCTCATCCGGCTCGTCCACATGGCAGCCGATTGTCGGCGGAGCGATTGCGACGACCTT